AAAAAACTTATCCACAGATTTACTAAAAAGACTTGACAAGTTTTTGTCCACATACCTTTTCTGGGTATAATTTTACCTCTATTCTCGGTAGTTCTTTGTCTAAACTTACGTGCATATCACGTACTAAAATCCACCTATCTTCTTTGAACGCTACGTGTTCTAGTGCGTCCATAACTATTTTGTGCATATTGTGGCAATCCCTTCTACGTTTATCTGGGAAGTAATACGTTAATTCACATACTAACCACACACCTTCTTCTTCTAATTTGTAATTTTGTGATTTGACTGCATTATCTACAATCATCATCACCTTTTGCATATAATCTTGACCTTTTTTCGTCATAAACCTTCTACCACGTTTAAACATATAAAGGTGGTTTACACTCACCCCAAGAGGTATCACTACGTTTAATTCTTGATTTGGGTATTTAGGTTTTAATCTTATTAAGTCGTCCATACTCATTTCATCCCCCATTTATTTGTAATATCTACAGAATTTTGCTTTTAATCTTGGAAAATATATTTTTTTTAATACATTTATTACTTCACAACTTATATATTCATATGTATGTGCAAATTTACAATTTTTACAACTTCTATGTTTTTTTCTACGTTTTTTATAATCTTCTTTAGCTTCTTCTAATGTCCATTCTTTTTTCTTCATCTTTCCCCCTATATAATAACCCTTAGACGCTCTAGGAGCAATTCTAAGGGCTTTTAATTTATTATTTGATTAATTATTCAAGCAACACCTTAATGATGCTAGGAACTCCTTGTACATCTTGGTACACGAGCTATTTTATATTTTTAATACTTATTATCTTGTCTTTTGTGATTTTCTTTATTTTTGTCTTTATAGCACTTGTATAAATCTTCTATATCGTATCCACACTTATTAACTACTACTCCTAATACCAATAATATTTGGTTTAAATCTTCCCAATCTTTCTCGATAAACATATCGCTTATCATACAATCTAGCATACCGATTAAATCATTCATATCATATTCATCTGTATTATAATCGCCTGGTTGCTTTTCTTCTACTAATTCAACTCTATTATCTATTGCTATACTTAGTATAAAGTGTAGTACATCACATGCTTCTTCTAGTTGATTAGTTTTATTTTTGTTTTTCTTCCAATATTTAAAACTTTCTATCTCGTTTGCTAATTCAAATAACTCTGTTTTTAAAGCTAAGAATTTCTCTATATTTAGGTTAGCGTCCGCAGGTATATCATTTTCTTTTTTTACTCTTGTGTCTAATTTTCTTTGTAAGCGTCTCATTTCGTTTAATTCTTCTTGTGTAAAAACTGTTCTCATATTATTCCTCCAATATTATAATCTACATATCGCAAATATCTTGCTCGTACTCTTTAATTATAACATTTTTTCTATTTTCTGCCAATGCTTTAAGCCCTAATTCACAAGTTTGTATTATAGCACTTATACCTGCACAAGTTATGCTATCCTCATTATGTCCGTGTACTTCTATATTCATATAACCGTCGCCTTTAGTTATGTTTATTTTAGTTATACCTTCTAATTTTCTCAACTTTATATCACTCCTTTTTCTTCCACTTATTATACTTGATACGTGTCCTTGTGTTATTCCGTATTTTTTCGCTATATCTATTTGTTTTTCTCCATTAAGATATGCACTCTTTATCTTTTCTATTTCGTGATTTGTTAATTTAAACTCCATTTTATTACCCCCACATTTTCGCCATTAAAGTGTTGTACATAAGTGATAAAACTGTCATTACTCCTGTATGACCCGTTCCAGATGCTACTAACACATCAAGCTCTTCTAAATCTTCAATTTTTACATCTCCACAAAGTTTACCTTCGTACATATTCATAGAACAATCTATTATTATTTGTCCGTCTTTGAAATAGCTCTTATCGAAGAATTTAGCTTTACCTATACCTGTTATAACTATATCTGCGTTTTGCATCTTCTCTTTTAAGTTTTTAGTTTTTGAATGACACATTGTAACAGTTGCATTTTCATCTGTAAGCATTATTTGAAGCGGTTTACCTATTAAATTACTTCTGTTTACTATTACTACATCTTTTCCTTCTAATTCTGTGATGTGAATTAACATATTTAAAACACCAAGAGCAGTACAAGGGTACATTATTTTACCGTTTTGAGTAGTTAATCTACCTATTTGTTTAGTACCTAGACCGTCTACGTCTTTCTCCACATCAATAGTATCAAGAGCTTTACGTTCATCTAAATGTTTTGGAAGCGGTAATTGAACTATTATACCATTTGTATCACAATCTGTGTTGTAATACTCTATAATCATTTCTAAATCTCTTTGTGGTATATCGTTTTTTAATAGCGTATGTTCAACTTCTATACCTAACTCTTTACCTAATTTAATTTTGTTTTTAACATAAGAGTCTGATGCTTTATCTCCTTCAACCTGTAATATAACTAATTTAGGAGCAATGCCTTTTGTCATTGAAGCCTTAAACGCATCCTTTATTTCTTGTGCTATTTCTTTTGTATTTATTATATTCATATTTTCCCCCTAAGTTATTTATCCATTTATTTGTCTTTCTCTGTACATTACCATTGCATAATACATTTTATTTTCTGCTTCAAATTTTATATCTATAATTTCTATTTTATTATCATTTATAAAATTATTTACTTTACTTTCTAACCAAAATGTATCTCCATTTTTTAATATTTTTACTTTTACCATCCGTATTTCTGCCTTTCCTCATTAATATTTATCCAATTTTGCACATCATTACCATTGCATAATCCTTTTGATTTGAAATCACACATTTTACACTTAAAATAATCTGGTTTAGCAGGTATTGAAAACTTACCTTGCTTGATTTGTGCAAATAGTTTTTGAACTATTTTTATTTGCTCATTTATGTCTTGTATATATTCTTTTTTACCTACTTTACAAACAAACTTATTACCGTCTATTGACTCAAATACACGCTCTTTGTACTTACCACTTTTATCAACATCACCTACGTAAACCAACCTAAAGCTCTTAGGCGTTTTTCCATATTTACTTTCTACTGCTTTTAAGTATAGAGCAGGTTGTAGGTCTGTTGTTAGCTTCTTACCACTCATTACTTTACCTGTTTTCCAATCGACTATATGAAGGTCTCCATTTTCATCTTCCTCAAGTCTATCATAAGCTATTGTAACTTGTGGTATATCTTTACCTATTGAGAAGTTTATACGTTCCTCATATTGTATAGCTTTGTTAGTAAGTGTTGGTAGTAGGTTTATAAACGAGTTATTACACGTTCTAGCCCTTTCCCACACTCTTTGCATATCTTCTTTTGGATAATCTTCTTCGATGTGAGACATAATCCAATCTAATTGACTTTCCATTTCTTCTATACTCACATCACCACGTTGTATATGTTCATATAAATCGTGTAAATCACTACCTAATCTAGCAAGTACATTTTGTTTAGGTTCATTACCGTCTATAACGTGTAGTTTAAAATAGTACGGACAAGATTTATAATCTTCTATTGATGAACGTCTTATCACATCTGGTATCTTTATCTTTTGTTTGTCTGCACATTTATCGCATTTAAACTTGTTTTTTGTGGAGCAATCCTCACATATCTCGACCCCACACTTAACGCATAGGGTCTTGTTTTCCCAAGTTAGTTCTGTTTTACATATTTTGCAATAACTCATCGAATTCCCTCTCTATCTTTACATTGTATCTATGTTTATTAGCACAATCTGTACTACAATATCTGTTTTTTCTACTAGAATACACTTTATATGTCTCACCACAATACTCGCATATTCTTTCTTCGTATTTATGTTTTGTTCTATACTTTGTATAGCATTTTTTAGAGCAAAATCTTTTAACTCCTTCTTTAATCAAATATGGTTTTATTTCAAATTCATCTCCACAAGTTGGGCAGTTTATTTTTACATCTTTTACTCTTCTACTTTTTCCCCAACATTCTCTGGAGCAGAATTTCTCTACTCCTTGTTTTGGTTTAAATTCTTCTCCACAATATTTACATTTACTCATTTTCAATCTCCCATTATCTTATTAATTCTTAAAAACTACCTAATACCAAAATACCTAATATATATGACATTATACATACCATAACTGCTAGAATTGTCATTTCAATACCTATTTTATCTACAATAAATAAGCAACCAACTCCTATTGCTAGTATAATTATCATTGTTATTAATCCAACTATAAATGTTATCATATTTTCATTAACTCCAAATCATTTACTATTAAGTCATTACCACTTCTTTTACCTTTGACAAGTAATATGTTTCCTTCTTTTGCTTTATCTTTTATATCTTGGCACTCCCAAGTGTTTGCAAATATTAAACATTTTAAAGCTCCGTGTTGATTTGAACCTGTCATAAAGCACATCATCTTACCATTTTTCTGCATATGCTCACGTATTTCTGTAACCTCTACAACTTGTATAGCAACCATATCATCTGTATAATCAACTATACTTCTTACGTTATAGTTTTCAAGTGGATGTTTTGATAAGTACATTCCATACACATCACGTTCCCACTGCATTTTTATTTTCTCATCATAAGGTAAGTGTTCACACTCTACTCCATTTTTAATATCTGTTTTCTTACGATTTCTCATATTGTAGACCCACATAAAATGCTCTCTATTTTCATTTTCAAAATCAAATATACCTGCTTTTATCATAGCCATTACAACATTTTTCTTTATGTACTTCTTAATACCTCTATCTAACATATCTTCAAATGATGATATAGGTACAAGTTCTTTTTGTATATATTTAACTACATCTTCTCCTATACCTTTTAGATAGTTTATAGGTATTCTAATACCTTCTTTAGTCCCTTCAAATCTATAACTACCTTTATTTATGTCTGGTGGTAGTATTTTTATGTTTTTCTTTTTACACTCTGCAATTAAAGACTCTACTTTGGATTGGTCTCCTATCTCGGAGTTTAGAAGTGATGCGTACCAATATACAGGGTAATGACACTTTAACCACGCAGTTTTATACGATAATACTCCATATGAAGTAGAATGTGATTTATTGAATGAATACCCTCCACTAACGGCATCCTCTATTTCTTGCCATATTTTCTCAATGAAATCTCTATCGTATCCACGAAAAACACTATCATGAATAAACTTATCACGTATATCTGTATCATCTTTTATCCTCTTATTTTTTCTTATATTATTATCTGCAAAAGCTATATCCCACCCTGCAAATGTCTTACAGTCAAGTAAGAACTGTTCTTGATATGTCATAAGACCAACAGTATCTTTCATATACCATTCTCTGTCTTTATGTATTTCAAACTTCTTACCATTACGTCTTGCAACGTATTCATTAAAGTCTCCAACTCCAGGTCTTATTAACGCATTTATCGCTATTAAATCCTCGAATTTCTTAGGTTTTTGTTCCATTATCATAGCACCTTGATTTGCTAATTGGAATATTCCACTTACATCACCACTACTTATCATATCGTAAACTTCGTTATCTTCAAAATCAATCTCATCTAAATCTATGTCAATGCCTTCGTTTTCTTTTATCATATCAAGAGCATACCTAACAGTAGTTAAGTTCTCAAGACCAAGCACGTCCATTTTGTAAAAACCACACGCTTCTATTTCTTTCTTATCAAATTGAACAACAGGTATAGTTCTGTTTCCTGCGTGGTCATTTTCATACGCACAAGGAGTAAGTGATGTTAAGTTATTATATACAACAAATCCTCCTGCGTGTTTAGACTCGTGAGATATAACTCCTTCTAATCTTCTTATACAAGAAGCTATGAACTTATTATCATCCATAAACTTTTTGAATTGATTTGACTCATTGTATGCTTGTTCAACAGTTACATCAAGTCTTTTAGGTATAGAACCACTTATTATTGCTATGTCTTTTTGACTAAAATCAAAAGCACTTAACACTTTTCTTACTACGTTTTTACAAGATAATGTACCATAAGCCCTTATACGTGCTACATTATCCATACCGTGTAAATCTTGTAAATGTTTAAATACGTGTTCTTGGTCTGAAAAGTCAACATCTAGGTCTGGTACTCTTCCATATGCCAAGAAACGTTCAAATAGTAAGTTATGTGGAACAGGGTCAACATTAGTTATATCCATACAATAAACAACTTTACTTCCTGCACCAGAACCTCTACCGTCTCCAACTAATACACCATTCTTTCTCGCATCAACAATATAATCAGCAACATTTATAAAGTAACCAGAGTAACCTGTCTCACTTATAACTTGAAGTTCGTTTAATATATCTCTTCTGATTTGAGCACGATTAGGGTAATCTTTGGGATACTTCTTTTCAAACCCTTCCCAAGTTTTCTCTGCTAAGTAATCATCCTCACTCATACCATTTAACTTAGGATAATGTGGTAAGAAATTACCTTTTATAACACTTGCATTACATTTGTTTGCTATCTCGGCAGTATTTAAAATAGACTCCATTATATATACTTTCTCATTAGCAGAATAACCTACAAATGTTTCTATCATCTCTTCTGTTGATTTGCACCAATAATCGTTAGTTGGGAATTTAAATCTTTTCTCACTATTCATCTTTTGACCAACTTGTAGAGCAAGTAATACTTCGTGTATTTTAGCATCCTCTTTAAGTACATAATGTATATCATTAGTTGCTATTAACTTTATATCTAACTCTTTTGCTATTTTCATTACTTCCCTGTTCATAATCCATTGGTCTGGTATATCATTTGGTTGTATCTCTAAATAAAAATCATCACCAAACGTATCCTTGTACTTCTGAGCTTCTAGTTTCGCTTCTGAGGGGTTATCAAGCGTTAATTGACCAATTACACCACCTATACACGCAGAGCTTATTACAAGTCCTTCTTTTAATTCTGATAGCATTTTAAAATTAACGTGAGGTTTACGATAGAAGTTTTCTTTAAACGCTCTAGCTTGTAACCTATATAAGTTTTGAAGTCCTATTTGGTCTTTAGCAAATACTATGATGTGATAACCTTGATCTTCTTTACACGCAGTATCGCCCTTACTCATATAAAACTCACATCCAAGAACAGGTTTTATACCTTCTTCTTTACATATCTTTTCAAACTCATAATGTCCACCCATACTTCCGTGGTCTGTAATCGCTATGAACTCTTGTCCAAGTTCTTTAGCACGTTTTACTAACTCTTTTACTTTACTCATACCGTCAAGTGTTGAGTATTCTGTGTGGACGTGTAAATGTCCAAATCCTTTAACCATTATATTTCTTCCTCCTTATATTCACATTGATTGCACGTTACTTCTTGTTTATAACATCCATATCCGCACATATCAAAATAATCACACTCGGCACAACATTCTCCACATTCATTTTTCCACAACTTGATTGGAAATCTTTTATATATCTTCTTATACATATTGTTACTTCATTAAATTTATTATCGTTATACATATTATTCCTACACAAACAACGATTGCTTCACATATGTTCATAATATCACCCCTAATAAAAAGAAGTAGATTACTCTACTTCTTCTGCTTCTTGATTGTTTTGTATATTTATATTTGTTGCGAAATTTCCGTTACCGTCTGTTATTATTGATGGGAAACCACCCCATATTATGTCTAGTAAGGCTTGTTCAAGATTTATGGCTTCTTGTCCTGTGGCTATTTTTCTTGACCCTCCGTCAACTTCTTTAACCCATAGTTCTGTTGTGTTATCTTCTTTTTTTATTCTGTTGAAACCACATATTAGTAAGTTACGTTCTTTTGATAAAAACCATATTGTATTCATAAAATTCCTCCAAGTATGTTTTGTTGATTATATTATACTATTATTTGGTATTTTTTTCAAGTCTTTGTATCTCTCTATCTATATACCAATGAGCTTTTTTCAAATCTTCTAACTCATTATTCTTGTAAGGTGCTCTTGCTATGTATTTTATTGCATTACCTAATGAAAAATTCAAATCCCAAGACTCTATAAAATCTATGGCTTCTATTCCACCTACATTGTAATGATTTGGATGATTAACTGTTTCTTTGCTTGTTAAAAACGCAGATTCTATTTTTATTGATAACGCAGGGTAATAGTTACCACACGTGTCTGTGCCTTCTGTTCTCATATCAACAAACTCGCTATCACGGTTTGTGCAATAATTATTTTTGTGCCAATCGCACGTATTACATATAAAACAACTCATTATAATATCTTCTCCCTCTGTTCGTATAATCGTTTTAATTCTTGTATTTCGCAACTTCCTGGGTCTACACCGTCTGGCATTTTTATAACCCATTGATTTGCTTTATAACGCATCATATCTATTGCTTTTTTCGTTGCATTAAGACCTGCTTCATCTCCGTCATAACTCCATATAACGTCTTTTCCACTTCTTAATAATATTCTGTATTGTTCTTCTGTTAAATGTGCTCCAAATGTACATACTGCGTTTTCATAACCTGCTTCAAACCAACGCCACACATCAAACATACCTTCACACACTATTATCTCTCCATAACCCTTACAAGAGTCTATGTTGTATAATATTTGTCCTGTTTCCATTGTGTGTGGTGCGTGAAACCACTTAGGGTTATCTTTTGCACGTATTTTACGAAGTGAAACACCAACTCTTACATCATCTATAGTTATAGGTATGACAAGTCTTTCGTAGAGCGTGAATATCCCTCCACTTTTCTTCTCAACCTCGATTTCTTTTGCATATCTCAAATCAAAATGTCTTAAAGTCTCTTCATTAAAGTTTCTGAAACTCTTAACAGAACTCATTTCGGCTTTAGGTGTATATTCCTCTATAACTTTCTTTGTTCTTCTCTTTGACTTGATGTACTTCATAAATCTTTCAACTTCTTTTAAATAGTCATTTTTGCGTTCTGCTATGATGAGGTTATCTATGTCTATTTCAAGTATTTGAGCCACTATTTTTACCGCTTGTGGAAAAGGCACATCTTCCACTTTTTCTACAAATGTAAAAACATCACCAACTCCACATTCAGAATTGGTATGACAAGCCCAAAGAAATTCCTCATTAACAACGAACGCAGTAGGATTATCTCCTTTATGTATAGGACAAGCAGAACGTATAAATTCTCCATAATACTGAAAATCAACTCCATAGTGATTGAGTATACGCTCTACGTTCATATTTTCTTTTATAACACCTACTGCATCCATATTAACCCCTCCTATTTTAATTCATTTTCTAATTCTTCCATCGCTAGTAACAAAGCATCTTCAAGTGTCTTACAATTATCTAACTTCTTTCTAAATTCATCTACTTTCTTTTTATCTCCTTCTGATAAATGTTCATATAATTCATCTTTTGTCTTTTCAAATAAGTCATCTATTCTTTCATCTCTTTCCATTTCTTCATCTATCTTTCTTCTTACTGCTTTACCTACTATTTTTGATATCTCCACAGATAATCTTCCTATCTCTTCTCTTTCCTCTTTAGTTAAATCTTTATTTATCTGTTCTTGTATAGCCATTCCAAAATTTAAATCTATTTCATTTCCTTTTATTTCCATTTCCATTTTTATCTTTATTATATCGTTCATCATCTTTATTTTCTCCTTTTCATTTTTATTTTATACTTCTCTTATTGTAACAATTTGGTTATCAAACTGCAAGTTTATTGGAGCAACATCACTTTCTCCATTACGTTGATATGCTATTTTTAACTGTCTATTACCAAGTAATACACTATCTCTTGCAATCTGTTCGTCTGTCTTAGCATATAAGAACATTAATTTAGTAGCAAGTTGTAATATTCTATCAGACCCTGCTACATTACTAGCACCCTTCTCAATACCTTTCTCATCGTTTCTGTTCTCTTGAACTGCCGAGTAAACAGGTATTTTTAAAAGTCCTGCAATATCTTTTAGTGTTGATGTGAAAAAACCTAATGCTTGGTACTCTTTTATTTGTTGTAGAGAGCCACCTTGACTTGCTGGTACTTTTATATAATCAAAAAATAACGCTTGTATGTTATATTTAGATTTATATTGTTTAGCAAGAGCAGTAACTTTTTCTGCACTAAAGTTAGGCATATATACGTGATAGTATGGTGCGTCCTTGATTTGTTTAACCGCGTCCTTAATTTTCGCTATTTTTTCTTGGCTCGTCCCATATTCCGTATCAACTGCAAATAGTCCTGTTATTATCTCGTGAACAGGTATGCCTGTTATCATTGAAGTAATTCTATCTTCTTGTTCTTCACTTGTCATTTCTGTATCTATATAAAGTACAGGTAAATCATCTCTTATTGCAAAGTTCTTTGCCCAAGTTGAAAGCACTACTGATTTTCCCATTTTTGCTCTAGCACAAACTATAATCAAATCTCCTGCTTGACCACCATTTGTAACTCTATCAAAAACAGTCCAACCTACTTGAAGTCCTGCAACAAGTGTAGGTCTTTTTGCACGTTCTTCCAATCTTTTTTCCAAATCAGTACCCATTTTATATACTGATGTTTCGTTTATAGCACTGTTTGCTATTTCAGTTATCTTACTTTCTATCTTTCCAACTAACTCACCAGGATTTAGTTTTTCACTCTCATCAGATAACATAAAGTTTTTCGCATTTTCACATACGTCATATAACTCTTTTCTTGCGTATGTTTGTTTTATTTTATCGCAGAATATTTTTAAATTACTTCTATCTATACTCATCATAGATATATCTTCCAAGTAACCTAACCCACCAAAATTCTCGATATCTTCCTTCGCTTTCTTATCTGTTATAACTTCCATTATAGCAAGAGCCGAAGGCTTCATCCCCTTAGAATACAAATACATCATAGCCGTGAATATATGTCTGTGAGCAGGTATAGTGAAGTGTTGAGAGAACACTTCGTTATTCTCCACCTCCACTAATAAATCTGCATCATTTAGACAAAGGCTAAGTAATGAACGTTCACTTGTAGGGTTGTTGATTATGTGTACCATTTAATCACCCCTTAACTTTTAGTCAAATATACTTGTGTCTACTTTTACCTCTCTAGGTTTCATTTTATCTCTGTTACTTACTTGTGATAATCCATAATCAGAGAATTTATTTTTGTCTATCGCTTGTGTTGTTTGTATTTTTTTGTTTTTAGCCTTTAATAAAGCTAATACTTTGTTTATTTCATATACTATAAAACCAAACGAATATATACCTTTTTCTGGTGGATTAGCCACACAGTATTCTATTGTGTCTTTTATCTCATCATAAGTGTAACCTACATTTAACAAGTTTTTAGCATTTTTAACTGCAATCATTATATCTTTATTCGTGAATTTTAGTCCAGTTTTATCATAAAATAAAAGGACAAGCTCTTTTGCACTTGTCCCTATTTTTTTACTATCTTGGCTCATCTATTATAAACCTATCTCTTCATCTTCTTCTGATGATTTGTTAGAGAATACTTCTTCTGGACTTTTTCCACTCATTAATCCTAAAACTTGTTCTTTTGTAGGTTTTTTGAATATTTCATCAAATGGTTTTAACTCACTACATAACTCTTTTTGCTCATCAGATAATTCAGATGGAGCACAAGGTAATAATGTGTAAGTTACATCTGTTGAACCTGCATTTTGAGTTTTAACTTTTATATTATAACCTCTTATATCACCTATCTCTTCATGTAGAGCGTGTAATTGAGTAAAGAATGTTTTACCTTGCTCTAATATTTCAACGTTACCCGTTGATAAGTTTAATACATGCATAGCAAATCTTCTGTTACTTGAATATTGAGGTTTTATTCCTGCTTGTTTTGATGCTTTTATAGCACTACATATTGGACAATCTGCACCTATACAAGATACATTTCTTTTAGCTTGTGCTATCCAATGTGCCCAACGAACAAACGGTTCATCATCTAAAAATCTTAATTCTGTAACTCCGTTTGTTAATTTAGTAAATTCAGTCTTTCCTGTGTTTGATTGAGGGTCTCTTAATACTTCATCCCACCCTCCGAACATTTGTAAATTCATAGCATTGTTTAATTCTTTCATCACGTTTTCTCCTTTAATAGTAAATTTATAAAATTATTTATATCAAGCCCCGACACTTCTCTGTTTCTAACAGTATTGAACACGTTGGACTTAATTAACTCATTGTTTGGATTGGCTAAATAGGTAATTATATCCAATCCTTCTCCTTCATTATACTTCATTTTTAAAAACTCTTCAACACTTTTAAAATGTATTGGTACTGCTTTACTTTTAGTTCTATGGAATAAATCTAGTTTGTGATTTGTACCTATAAACCCTTTAGAGCAAGTCATAGACGCATCAAGCACCCTTAAAAAATGTTCTGAATTATGAAGTATATACAAAGCACCATATACTCTGTTATATCTGTTTGTCTTTTTTAATTCATTTTCTTTTAGTGCATAATATTTACCTTTAATATCATACATTATCGCACCTTCTATGTACCCAAAGCATATAAATTCGAGTGGTAGCTTGAGCTTCTTTTGGTAATCCTCATCAAGAAGCTCGTTATATAAAAAGACTACTCTTCGCACTCTATAACTTCATCATCTTCGTGTTTATCATACTTAGATTGAATACGCTCTAAACTATCTAAACCTTGCTTTATATCACGAAGCTCTTGTTTTTTATTTTTTAATTCAGTTTCCATTTCTTCTATTTGGTCTGCTAGTTTTTCAAACATATCTGTTAATGATTTTATTTGACTTTTAAACATTTTCAACACTCTCCTTTGACATATTCTTATCTATTTCTTTTATTAAATCCTCTATTAACTCTTCTATTTTACATATTGTTCTTGCTAACTCTATTTCTGAATTAGTATCTTCAATCATTCCTTTGAATATTTCAGTACAAACACTTTCTACATTCATTACTTCCTTCTCTGTGTTAAATTTTAATTCAATCTTTAATAAATTTGCTTCTTTTATCATTTTACTCATTCTCCTTTAATCTTGATTTGATTTCTACTAATTCAAGCAGTTTTTCGTGTGGTAATCTAACCAATATTCCTGCTTGTTTTAACCAACTATTTACTGTGTGATAGTGTATATTTAGTTTTTCTGCTATCTCACGTATTGATTTGCCTTCTTCAATGTATAAGGTGTGTAACAACTCTTCTATGCACACACCTTCAACCATTTCAATATACTTCATAGATAAAGTTTTATTCTTTATCTCTTTCAATATATCACCCCCAAGTTTGTGTCATTACTATTTCATTACCAAAATCTAGTATAGTTTCATTATATACTATTTCACCATTTATGTGGTTAAGTAACTTCCATATAGCGTGTGATGTTATCGCTAATGCACTTGGTAAAACTGTTTGAGAAACTCCACAAGCACTTACTTCTGCCTCATCATCACTATAAAATGTTTGTTCATACATCTTAGTTTGTTCTCTATCTTTTGGATCGACTACATATATCCTACCTCCACGTAAATCCATACGTGTTTCTATTAACAAATCAATAGAAGGGTTATTCTTTATAGCTCTATTATATATATCTTTTCTTGATTTCATAGTGTCTGTAAGCATAAACACTATACCTTGAAGTGGAACAGAACCGTCTACCTTCTCATTTCTTGCATTTACAGTAAAACCTGTGAACAACTTTATTATATTACGTATTGATAGAGCTTTATTTCTATCTATATCTCTAACTCCAAACATCTGATTTGGTAAGTTGTGCATACCAACTTCATCAAAATCGTATATATGTAAGTTACTTAATCCCATTTTTGCAAGTGAAAAAGCGACCCAACTACCTGTCGCTCCTGCACCTATTATATTTATTTTAGTATTAAACTCCTCTGGGTTTAATATGTTTACTTGTCTTGAATAATCATTTTGTATCATCGTAACTCCTCCTTATTTTTATTTAATAAAACGTATCTTAAAATACATTAATATCATAAATAAATTTATCAATAATTGACTTTTGTGTACAGTATTACTCTTAAATAAAAACAAAGTAAATAAGATATATAATATCGCAAATATATCTATTGGTTCTATTTTATTATTTTTTACTATTTTCATAACTTCCTCCTAATTTCTATTTAAAATACTTATTAATTCTTCTTTTTGTTTTAAACTTAAATTATAAACCTTTTCTATTTCTTCCTCCCATTTTTTAGGAGCACTCCTCCTTCCTGTTTCTACCATTGATAAAAAAGATGGAGTTACATTTAATTTTATAGCCATATCTTTAAGTAATTCTCCGTTATCTATTCTCAATTTTCTTAAGAATTTTCCAAATTCGGTAAGTTTCACACTATCACTTCCTTTAAAATTTTGAATTTAACCCATATTCTTGTGCTTATCTAATAATAAAGCCATGTGTTTTATTTGAATTGGGTTTTTAAAATCTTTAGCATACAAATTTCTATACTCACCATTATATTTATTTACAACCATAATAAAGCTATCTGACTCCATTCTAAGCATCCAATCTCCCCATTTACCTATTTTCATAACTTCCTCCTAACATCTTAAATGTTTTATTTTAATGACCTTTCTCTATAATAAGGCTCATTAACTCTTTTACAATTTTTATCTAGTCCAGCCTTAATTATTTTCCCACATTCTCTACACATTCTCCAACTTCTACATCCGAATTGATTTATGGCATCTCCACCAAAATTAGTTATTGTATATGTATCTGTATGTTTACAAAGCAATCTCTTAATAAATTTCAATTTATCACTTCCTTTAAAATTTTGATATTTTTATTCAATAATTTCTGATATTTGATTATATATATCAATTAATAATTCATCAATTTCTTCTCTTTTATTGTTTAATTCTCCCAAAAATCCATTATATTCTTCCATTGAAAAATACAATAAGAATTGTTTTAATAACTTTGATTTTTCATCTGTTAGAATTATCCTAACCATAATTTCCTCCTAAAACTCCTCTTTTAAACTAACAATTCTGGATTTTCGTATATATTTCCTATTACTTTACACTTATTGTATATTTTACCTACAAAATAATCTCCTGCTCTATATATCCCAAAGTGATATTCTACTTTTTCAGTTATTATTTCATCTTCAACATTTGAATAAAATTCAACTATATCACCTTCGTATATCTCAGTTCCATTACTATCTTTAATGCCTGTGTATTGCATCAATGTATATAAATATAAAGGTCTTACATCATCTTTGGTGTTTACATAGCAATCATCTCCTAGATGTGAGTATGATACTATTAAATTATCTTGGTCATACATAATATTTTCTTCTTTATTCCATGCTCTAAATTTAATTTCTCTCATAACTTCCTCCTATTGTATGTAACCTAAATAACTTAAATATTGATTTTCGTTATCTTTACAGTAACTTTCTATTAATATCTCAAGGTCTATCTCTTCATCTTGTGATAAGAATACTCCTAAATAATCTATAACACTAGAACCGTGTTCTATATAATACATACATTCAAATATATCTTCTGGTTCTAGCGAGTCAAATATCTCAAGCACTTTATTTTCCTCTTCTTTTTCGCTTGTTTTTTCGTTTTTTTTTGAGTAATTACCATATCCACTATAATCTGTGTAATCACTCCACCAACTATTACAAGTAGTTACGTTGTTTTTATTAACGTTGTAAGTCTTTTTAGTTACTTTATTACCTATTTCTGATTTGATAGAGTTTATTAACTCCTCACTTGGGTCTATTCTTGTACAAATCATCTCTTCTATCTCTGCAATTTTTCTATATAAAGACTCTATTATTTCTGTATCTCCACCATAATTTATTTCATATGGTAGCTTCTCATATATAACACCTGTTGTAAAGTCGTATAAATCTATTCTAAAATCACCACTTTTGTTTGCTATTATACGTATAAAGAAATCTTCTGCATTTTCTGCAAACACTTCGATTTGCTTATCATCTTGACCAGAAGGTGTAGTAGGCATATTAACGTGAGAATGACCCCACACCTTCATATTATTCCATATCTCTACACCATTTTCTTCGTATAACAAGTCCATAGCAAATTCATTAAGTCCTTCTGTTGTTATTTCTGTTGTAGTAGCGTGTACTTCTTGTCTAAATAAAAACACATCATCTATATAAAATACATTACCTACTCTTCTTGAAGTACCCAACCAACCTATTTCTAGGTCTGATTGGCGTACATACTCCTTCATCTTGTTCATAGCGTTTAAATTTATACTTATCTTTGGTGCAAATCTATCCATTAACTTAACATTCATATTATAATTCCTCTCTTTCTTCTAACTCTTCTTCGTAACAATCTTCGCACATTCCTTCTTTTTCTTCTTGACAGTCTGTACAGTACGTATATCCACACTCTTTGCATTGAAATGTATCTTCTTTTCTTACTGCATCTCCACATTCTGCACAATCTACAAACAGTTCTTCATAGCAATCTTCACAATACCATTTATCATTTGTGAAGTTCATTTCATCCTTTCTACACTCTTCACCACACTCACAACAAGTTTCAATTAAGTCTGAATAACAATCATCACAATGCCATTCATTGTCTATTAAGCTCATTTCATCCTTTCTACACTCTTCACCACACTCATGACAAGTTGCAATTAATTCAGAGTAACAGTCATCACAGTAAACATCATCTCCATACCAAGTCATATCATTGTTGTGTGCTCTGTCATTACAATTATCGCAAGAGTTGTAATTATTTTCATAACAAACTTCACATACATATATACTTTCACTATCTATCCAATAAGCGTGGTCATCACACATATGGCTTTCACAACTTTCACAATAGGATGTATTATCCTCATCTAATTCCTCATCACATATACAACAAACATTATACTCTTTATCATATGGATTTTCTAAATCATTGCCTCCTTCGTCTATACAATCCCAATTACGTATGTATGCTCCTGCTGTATCATCTGTATTAACTTGTTGTAAGAAGTTTAAAACAACTATAAACGAAGCATATATCTCGTAATTATTCATATTATCAACAAGCATAGACCCTGCACTACCCCAACACGCTTCTCCATTTTCTCCATTAACGTGTGGGTGTGGGTCTTTGTCTGTCCAATATGATTTTCTGTTATAATCCTCATCTAAACCATTTATATAACAAGTCATATCGTCAAAATCAAAACTTAAAAGATATTTATTACCTTTAAATTTATTACCTTTCTCATCATATATATCTATGTAATCAGTTGTAATTTCAACTACTTTACTTGTTGATCTCGCTACTGCACTTACTACATATTTATGGCTTAATATAGCTTCCATATCACTTGTATAATCTCTACCTTCACCTTCACTACTTAATACTTTTACTCTGCTCATCGCATTTTTGTATGAAGTCCAAGCAACAGTCATATATTCCCTATATCTTTTTATATCTCTAAGATATTCTTGTTCTTCATTTTTAGCTCTTTCTAAAGCCTTTTTATTATCTTTTAAAGCTATCTCATTAAACGCTTTGCTTAACTCTTTAACTCTATCTTCCATTGTCTTTTCTTTCCTTTCAACTAATTCAAATCTTTCCATTAAATGTCTCTCACTTGGATACTCAACTAAATTCATCCAACTGTTACTTAATATCTCTTTAACAGTAGCAGTATCTCCTACTACCATTTTCCCAGAATTTCCATATACTCTTCTAACCACATCTCCTACTTCAAACATCATCTATATAACCTCCTAATATTGTATGATTTGGTATTGTAAAGTGCTTATACACTTTAAAAAGAGCACAACAGGGTAAAAATAAGTTTGGTATGTAATTTTGAAATGTTCCCCCGATGGTATGCGTTGTGCTAAAATTAAAATGTATAAACAAGAAGGTCTACGTGTGTAGACCCTCTATTTATTTATTAAGCATTTATTTCTGCTATTAATCTTTGTAAGAACATTATTTTATTGTTTATAGCGTGAGCTTCTTCTATGTAAAATCTGTAAGACTTTTCTAAATCTTCTAGCTCTTTATTTAAAACATCCATAGCTTTACTATCTTTTGACTCAACTTCTATTTCTCTTACATCAACTACTTCTTCTCTAACTTCTCTTATATCAACTATTTCTTCTCCATTAAACTCCTCAACAATTTCGTTGTAAACACTTAAGAACATATCTTCTTCAACTACTAATGTTTCATTACCAACTTCTATTTGTAAAAAGTTATCTCCACACATATTTATACTGTCTGTATTTATTACTTGTGGAAGTTTTACACCTAATAATATCGCTACTTCTTCTTGTGTACAATCTGTTTTTCTAAAACTAGCATTACCTTTTATCATCTTCATAGCAACAAGTAAGTTACCGTTGTTTATTCTTGTATCAAGTGCTACCTTCTCACCGTCTAATCTTATTTCGTGGTTAGATACACCTATGTTAGCTCTTTCAAATATTTCGTAAGCACTTTCTCCTTCTGTGTACTCAACAACTTCTAATCTACCTGGCATCATACCAACCTTTATATTTGGCATATTACCTTTTATCATCTTCATAGCAACTAATAAGTTTCCATTGTGTATAGTTCTATCTAAATCTATCTTTTCTCCGTCTAATCTTATTTCGTGATTAGATAACTCTACATCTGCTATTTCAAATATTTCTCTTGCAGTTGCTCCTTCGTTTGTAACTACCTCTACTAATCTACCTGGCATCATTCCTACTTTAATTTTTAACATTTCAATTTCCTCCTATCGTGAGCACGACAACTCACACCTAATATGATTTGTATTGTGTGGTATTGTTTAAATACCTAATTTCACCTACTTACAACTCGTGTAAGTAAGCAATGTAGACACTTAAACGCTTTTGTTTTTATTCACAGGTCTTTCATTGTGGTCTAACTCTGGAGCAGTTAGTATAGCGTGTATTATAGCCCACATACCTGTTACCCAAGTTATTAAAATAAACGTCCCAAACATCTGTCAATCACCCTACCTGTCTTATATAATATGTATGCTATAAATAAATTAATGAAGTAAATAACCCAAGTAATAAAGTTCATACCTAGATTAAATAATCCCATTTTTATAACTGTTATTGATGTGATACCTCCGTATATAAAAGGTAGTATAAACTCAAATCTCAACATAGTTGTCTCCCTCCTTTTGTTCATAACTTATATTATAACAAATTATTTACATTTTTTTGTTATTTTTTCTTTTTAGAACTTATTTTTTATAAATTATTTACACCCTTAGTCTGTTTTTTTATTTTTTTTATGTTCGTATTAGGGAGCGGTAGCGACCGTCGTAATAAGGTAACAACAAGGTGATAGACTTGGTTGGAGCAAAGCGACGTGATGAAGTAAGTGAGGGAATTGTATATGATACGAATGAAGTATGTGTAAAAGGTGTGTATAAACGAAGAGAACGCACCGAAGAACGTGGAAAGAACGTGAAAAAACACAAATCAAAGTAATTTTGTTGATGCAATCAACACGTTTTGGTACTTTTGCGTTTCAAAAGTACTTTTAGTAAAAGAAAGGTGAACGAACGTGAGTCTTTCCTCCTTTTAAGGGGTTAAAATAAAAAAAAGGGAGCAGAACTTAATCCACTCCCTTTGAAAAACTATACTAACATATCAAGACCTAAAACTTTAAGTATATGCTCTGGTTGACTAACTATAAATGCACCCCATTGGAACGTTGGGTTTACTTCTTTTATAACATCTCTTTGCTCAAATACCATTTTTCTAAACTCTGCATAATGTTGCTCTTCTACTAAAGCATACTTAACTTCTCCACCTTGTACAAAGTAAGGTAGTATTCCATTCATCTCTTCTGGTACATCTTGACCTACACAAGAGTATATTCTGAATACGAAGTTAGTAAGTTCTTTAGCTTGTTGTTGCTCTTCTTTTAATACTAATGAACGAACCTCTCTACTCTCTCTAGCACTAAACTTAACTAATGTATTATCTTCCATTATAGCTTGTCTAAATCTTTGAGTTGATTTGTTATTAGCAACTTTATTTAATCTAACTCTATGCTCTAAATCTCTACATAACATTTCAAAGTTTTGATTAGGTATAGTACATAAGTAAGTTAGTCTTGTACATTCATATTCACCAAGTTGTATGTATAAGTTCTTTAAAGTATTCATTTGAGTGTTATCTAACTTGTTACCTTCATAGTAGTTAGTTATATAATCATATGTTTGTATGAAGTTGAACGCACTCTCTCTGTTGAACTTAACTTTTATAGTTTCTCTTAATGAACTCCAATTGAATGTGTAGTATAACTTATCTTCTGGTCTGTACTCGAAATCTCTAACATCTATATTGAATTCAGATTTAAGAGTTTCGTGAGTTTCTATATATCTAGCAACATCTGCTATTCTTCTTACTTGTGAGTCTGTTGGTTCTTGTAATTCATAACTCATAGCCATTAAATCTTTGTTATGTTCAAACCACTCTCTTTTGTGTATATTATTCTTAACTTCTTCAACTATTAGAGCAAAATCACTTCTATGTTTTAATGTCTCTAATGCTTCTGATAACATTAATCTTTGGTTATAGAACGATATACCGCTTAAAACTTTTATTATTTCTGATGCTTGGTTAGCATTTAAGTTATTTATGAACTCTATTTGTTTCGCATCTATGTCCATACCTACTCTGTCTCTAAGACCTGCCATTATAGTTTCTGCTTGTCTTGTTGATACTTGTGCAGTAGTAGTGTTGTAATGTTTCTTACAAAGTTCTTTTAACTTATTACTGAAAGATTTAACTATTATCTTTTGTCTAAATGCTTCTGACTCGTTAAATACAAAATTTACCTCATCATCTAACTTAACTTCTTTCATATTGTTTTTAAACTCATCTTCTTTTAATGTAACTTCTAAGTTAAGTATTTGGTTTACTATATTATTTTGTATTCTCTCATTACCTCTTTCAAGTGCTTCCATATATTCTGCCTTTAAGTGTTGTAACATTTTTTCTAATTCTCTTCTGTTTCTCATTGTCTTTATTCTCCTTTAGTTTTGATATAGTTTGGTTTTGTAAATTGGAAAAATCTCTACTCCCCAGTAGTCCCCTAGTGTCTTTTCTTTAGTGTTTTAAGAATGTTTATAAACACTTGTTTTATACCACACTCTGGTATAGTTGTATTGTACTTTTCTAAATAGAAAGTTTTAAGCTCGACCCAAGCAGTCTCCTCATCGTGGTTAAGGTTAAAACTAACCTTTGCTCTTTCGTTTAGGTCTGATATGTTTAGTTGTTTTATCATTATGTCTAACTCCTTTATGTATGTATTATATATTTGTGTTTAATAACACAATGTCGCCCACATCATTAGATGTGAGCAAGATGTATCATTAAGCAACTAATGTTTTTCTAGCAATGTTAAGTGTATATAATATGTTTGATAACTGCTTAGAGTTTAAAGTTTTTATGTAATCTTTTTGAGTATCACTCATCTCAACACCTGTTATATCTTTGTATGATTTGAATATACCTATTAATTGTTTAGCAGGTGCGAACTTAGCAACATCTATTGCATCTTTACCACTCATTATTGCATATTTTATTCCGTTATCTACCTTATTTTTTAATTCTACCATTTTATTCATCTCTCCTTCTTGTACTAATTCTAATTCTTTTACTGATGTATTTTCCATAACCTCTTCTACCTCGTTTCTTATTTCTACTACTTTCTCCATATTTAATCCTTTAACATTTTTCTTAGCCATTTTGACTACCTCCTATAATTTATAATAATTTACACCCTAAACTCACCACGTGTTTACACGTGGTAAAGAGAGGGAAATGGGCTTTAGCCCTAACGGTTTTAAAAATAAAACGTATTTATTACATCACTAACTGTGAACTCACTCAAAGAACTTCTTATATCGTCAAGTGGGTTAGCTCTTACGTAAGGTACATATTTATGACCGTTGTCTCTTAGTTGTTGCACACCTTCAACAAATGTAATCTCTTGTATATCTACCTCATCAACTTCCTTTATATCAACGTCGTTGTACTTATTCTCAATGTACTCTCTATACTCTTCAAACTGTAATCTCTTGTTCTCTGCGTATACCTCTGCTTTAATCTTAGATAATTCAATTCTTTTCTTACTAACTTTTCTCTTTTCTAACTCAAATCTAACTAATTCTCCAACTAATAAAACTAAAACTATTAATAACATATTCATAATCTCCTTTATATTTAATAATTTGTATTTAAAAGAGAGCATTACGCTCTCTTTGAATTATCTCTGATAGTTATTGTAAATCTATCATCTAAAATATCGTCAAGTGCATTAAATACATCTAATTGTTTTAACCCACCAAATCCTGTTCCTGGTGATGGTAGTATTATATTTGTTGCACCAGATATGTTAGCCCACTTAACTAAGCGTTTTGCAGATTTGATAATTAAATCTAAATCAGACTTATCACTGTAATTATGCTTAGTTGGGAATGATAGTACATCATACTTACTACGCTTGTTAAGTGTTTGGTAAGTTCCAACGTGGTAAACGTGATTACCTGTTGAATTAACTTTTTCACCAAGTATTTTTTGTATGTTTGCAAACTTGTTTGCAAATTGTTTAGCAACTCCTGCACCCATAACTAACTCGCCATTACGTTTAACTACACCATTTGTAGTAACACATATTGCATCATAACCTAAATCAGTTATTATCCTTTCATCAAGTATATCTAAACCAACAACAACTCTAAATGAGTGTTCAAAAACAGTTTGAAAACCATTAGACTCAAATTGAACTTTACTTATAACTTTTTTCATATAGATAACCTCCAATTAATATAAATTTATGCCTACAAAACTCCACGTGTTTACACGTGGTAAAGAGAGGAGAAAGGTTTTAAAAAGAATAAATACGTTAGCCGATATACTTGTGATGAGAGTTAGAAAGTTTTGAGAATGTATAAATGCTTTGCGAAAATTAATGATAATTAATTTTCTAGGTTTGAACGTAGTGAAAACCTATAATAAGATACGTATTATAACGTTATAAAAGAAGTATATAAAAAGGAGTAGAATAACTCGTAAATTGATGTGAAAATTAACTAAATGTGTACGTGTGGTGTGTACTTATAGTGAATGTGTGTGTGAAAGTGTAAGAATAGGTGAAAAGGTGGGTGATTGAAACGGGGGCGTAGCCCCAAACACGCCGTAGCCGTAGGTGGAGGGTGTATTACTACACGTTATATTAGTGCGTAGTGATAACAGTTGTGTGTCAAGTTGTGTAAGTGCGTATAAAGCGTCTGGGAACGTTAGTAACACTTGGTGAGACACGCTTTTCGTCGAACCTTAGTGTTGACTACGTAGGGCAGGTTACGCAAGGGCAGTGGCAGTAAGCGGAGCTCAACACGAGGATTACGTTGCTCGAGTGTTTGAGCGGAGCGTATTGCCGAAGGCATAGACAAATCACTACACTATATTCGGTAAGTGTTATTTATACGTGCCTTAAAACTCGATATCGAAAATGCGAAGCAATATTGAACAAACACGCCTTATCGTTTGTGAACGCCCTCTGCAAGAGCACACACACACTTGACCAACGTTATACCACCCCCAGGGTAACGGAAAACGACGCACCATATTTATGTGTGTATGTGTGTTGTGTGTGTGGGTGGTGCTAGGAGAAACGAAGAACATAAAAACTAACAGTAAGTTACAAGTAGGTTGTAAGTAAGTTACAAGTAGATTGCAAGTAAGTTACAAGTTCCCAACAAGACCCCCATACGAGAAAACAGGAGTCCCTAATCAGTATACATAGATAACGTGTATATAGGTGTATAAATGTGAAAAGCCCCCTACAAACGTAGAGAGCTTCTTTTTACTATTTGAAACATTCAAAAATCTAGAATTTATGTGTTGTATAAAAATATCGTATATATATTATAACACAAACGCCGAAAAAGTATGTAACAAAATAGTTACAAAATTGTAACTTTTTAAAAACGTAGTGTTTTCAACACTTTCACAAATCAGAAGAAAATACAAGGGCTTGACAACAATTTTTTTATAAGTTACTATATACGTATAAATACGTGTAGTAAACGTGTATGAAACGTTCTATAAACCTCCGTTGGAGGTTTAGTGATTTTCATTACATTCAAATCACACAAATATAAACATATAAATACGTATCTTCCTGTTACTTAAATCTTTGATTTGAGTAACTAAAACGAGTGAAACGAGTTTTATAGAACGTATTAATAACGTATATAACACGTATATAAACGTGTATATAACGTATAAAGGGGTGAAAGAGTGATACAATTATATTTAAATATATTTGGTTTAATAGTAGATTTAAACGTAGCAATTCCTAAACGTAAAAAGCCGAAAAACGATAATATCAATATACAAGAAAAAGCAATTTTTTATGATGAGATAGAAGAAGAGGAAGTTAATTACGTTAAACCTACTGATATAGAACTTCAAGCTAAACGTTTTGAAGAAGAGTTAAATAATATGGGTATATACGATATACCAAACGCATCAGATATACCGCCTACCTATGAAATTCAAGATGATGTCGAGATAATTACAAACGAATTTGAAAAAGAACAACAAGATATGATAGAAAGAAGGAGATAGTATGGAGAAGTTTTTAGACGTATTAATAATAGCTTCTTTACTTGCACCTTTTATAATAACAGATATCATATTAGAAAGGGAGAATAAACGTGAGTAATGAAGTACAATTATTAGAACCTAAATTACAACGTTTTGTCCACCTATATTTAACAGGTCAATACAATCAAACTCAATTAGCACAATTACTAGAAGTACATAAAAACACTATAAACTCTTGGTTAAAGCGTGAAGATGTAAACATCGCAATCAAAGAGTATCAAGCTATGGAGCACGAAATGATCGATGTTCAAATCAAAGCTATGCGTATGAAAGCAATAGAGAAGATGAACGAGTTAATGGACTCTCCTATTGATGGTATAGCGTTTCAAGCGTGTAAAGATATACTTGATAGAACAGGTCATAAAGCTAAGAACGAGATTAAGGTTGATAAAACTGTTAAAACTATCGAAATGCAATTAAGCGACTTAGCAGAAAATCTAATCACAGATGTAGAGTTTACTGTTGAATAAAACACAGATACTTTTAAAGCGTATCAAAGAAGATAGACCGTTTTATATGGAGAACTTCTTAAAAATACGTAACAAAGAAGCTAAACTTATACCTTTTAAAATTAATGACGCACAAGAGATGTTTAATAACGAGATTAAAAAGTGTGAAGAAGAAGGTAAGTTAAAGCGATTTATAGTCTTAAAAGCACGTCAAATGGGGTTTAGTACGTTTACAGAGGGTTATATATTCCACGATACAACTACTAATACCTTTAAAAACTCAATGATAATAGCACACGAAGATAAAGCCACTCAAAACTTATTTAATATGTCTAAACTTTATTACGAAGAATTACCTACTGTAATAAAACCTATGATAAAGTATTCAAATGGTAAAGAACTTGTTTTTGAGAACCCAACAGGAGACCCTGTTGAGAAGAAGAATAACCCTGGGTTAAGAAGTAAAATAACTGTTGCTACGGCAGGTACAGTAGAAGTTGGTCGTTCTGCTACTGTGCATAACTTACACGCATCAGAAGTAGCTTTCTTCCCAGACGCAACTACAACAATGCTTGGACTTTTACAATGTGTTCCAGATACATTAAATAGTTGTGTAATTCTTGAGTCTACTGCTAATGGTGTCGGAGGTTACTTCTACGATATGTGGCAAAAAGCAACTAGAGGAGAGAATGATTTTATACCGTTATTTTATCCGTGGTTTACAGATAAGACATATACACGTCAATTCACATCAGATAATGAGAAAGAATACTTTGCAAGTACATTAAATGAGTACGAAAGAGCGTTAATGGAGACTAATAATCTAACGTTAGAGCAAATGAATTGGCGTAAATATACAATAGCAAATAAGTGTCAAGGAGACGTAGAGTTATTTATGCAAGAATATCCTTCTACACCAGAGGAAGCATTTATAGCAAGTGGTAGACCTGTATTTAATACTGCATCTGTACGTAAATACCTTAATCACGCTAAAGAAGGAACTAGAGGATACCTTAAAGAGAAGGGTTCTACTGTTGAATTCCTACAAGATGATAAAGGTTACGTTGAAATATGGAAAGCACCTATCCCTGGGGAGTTTTATGTAATAGGAGCAGACGTTGCAGAAGGTAAAATAGAGGGAGACTACTCTGTTGCACAAGTCCTTGATTGTAATTGCGATGTGGTTGCTAAGTGGTATGGTCATATAGACCCAGACTTATTTGGGTTTGAGTTAGTTAAACTTGCAAAATACTATAATGAAGCGTATTTAGGAATAGAGTCAAACAACCACGGTTTAACAACGCTTAAAGCTATCCAAAGCTACGATTATTGGAATTTATATTTTGCTAAGATTTACGATAGATTTACAGATAGTATAACAAAGAAATTAGGTTGGCAAACAACGAGTAAAACTAAACCTATGGCGATAGATAAACTAGCAGAGTTCGTTAGAGATTTTCACATAGGCATAAATGATAAAACAACTATTCAAGAGTTATTAACGTACATAATTGAAGAAAACGGAAGTACAAACGCTCAACAAGGATGCCACGATGACTGCGTAATGAGTCTTGCTATTGCTCTTCAAGTGTGGTTGGAAGGTAAGGGAGATAATTATGTACCAGAGGTTGTTGATGAGACTAAAAAAGAGGTCGTAGACCCGTTATTTGAAGATGAAGATGAATTGGAGGTATGTGAGTGATAGAACAAAGAAGTATGGCTATTTACAGTTTTAGTGAGGTTTTACAGTATTTAAAAATAGGACACAAGGCTAAAAGACACGATTGGGACGATAACGTATCTATATTTTATGATGAAGATATGGAAACAATTTATAAGATAGTTGGTAAAACAATTGCACCGTGGGAAGCACCACAAAAAGATTTATTAGCCGAAGATTGGTTGGTGATAAAGAATGTCGGATAATTCTAAAAAATACACGCCTACTGAAAAGGAAAGAAAACTTGTAGAGTGGGTGTATTCTAAATTTAAACAAGCATATGTTGCTAAAGCTCCACTTATGGACAAGTGGAAAGAATATATGAGTGCGTATAAAGGTACGTACTTCCAAAATAAGAACTTACCAGATTACAAATCAAATGAGATAAGTAATCACGTATTTTCAACAATAGAAACTATAAGACCTATAATGACAGATAATAACCCTAAGTTCTTAGCAGTTCCTTCTACACCACAAGGTATGGAATTTTCTGCCGATGTGCAAACTGCACTTGATTATGAATGGGATAGAGAGAAAATGTCTTTAAAACTTCCTGCACAACTTATACCAATGTTAGTATATGGAAACGCAGTATGGTTTGTTCAATGGGATGGTAAAGACGGTGAATACGGTAATATAAGTATAAAACCTGTTGACCCTTTCAATATATTTCCAGACCCATTGGCAGAAAGTGTTGACAATTCTGAATTTTTGGTTTATGCTACTTATAGAAACGCAAATCAAATCAAACAACAATTCCCAGAAAAAGCAAGTGCCATAGAAGGTTCACGTATAACAATGTCTGAATTAGTTGCCGAAAGAGATAATAACGATACACAAGACGCAAACCAAGTTTTAATACTTGAAATGTGGTGTCGTGATTGGGTAACAATGGATGAGACAGTAGAGGGTAAAAAACAACTTAAATATCCTAAAGGAAGAGTTATAACGTGTTTACCAGAGTTAGGTATCTTGTTATCTGATAAGAAAAACCCTTATAAAGATGGAAAATTCCCATTTGTACTTATGAAAAACTATGATATACCTTTTGAGTTTTGGGGTGTTGGAGAAATAGAACAAATAATGTCTCCTCAACACTATGTAAACGAACTTACAAATCAAATCATAGATAATGCTAAAAATACTGCTAATATGCAATGGATAATAGATAAAAACTCTGGTATAGGACAAGGTAAACTTACTAACCGTCCAGGACTTGTTATAAGAAAGACTCCTGGTAGTGAAGTTAGAAGAGATACACCACCTGCTATGCCAAGTTATGTTAGAGAACAAATAGAAGTTCTTAAAAAAGATATACAAGATATATCTGGAGTGTTTGACTCACTAAAAGGTGAGCAACAAGGTAGTGTAACTGCGGCGTCTGCAATACTTGCACTTCAAGAAGCATCTCAAGCACGTATACGTTTAAAAATAAAACTTATGGAAGCATCACTTTCTGAACTTGCTCAAATAGTTTATTCACGTATGCAACAATTTTGGAAGCTAGATAGATGGGTTAGAGTTACTGATGTAGAAGGTAATCCGTCGTTTAGAGAAATTGGTGCACAAGTTCTTTCAAATGATTATGACTTAAAAGTTATGGCAGGTTCTACAATGCCTGTAAATAGAAACGCAATGCTAGACTTAATGATTAGACTTGCTCAAACAAATGGTGAGGACGGTTTACCTCTTGTAGATAGAAAAGCCGTATTAGAGTTCTTACCAACAGGAGATAAGAAAGCTATAACAGATAGATTTGCAGAACTTCAAGCTCAACAACAACAAGCTCAACAAGAACAGTTACAACAAGAGCAACAAATGCAAATGCAACAAGCTCAACAACAAAAAGGTGAATTAGACCAAAGTGTAACTGAACAAGTAATGAGTATGTTACAACAAGTTGTTCAAGCGTCTGATTTGACTTCTAAACAAGTTGATGAACTTATAATGGATAAAGAACAAAGAGATAAGAAAGAGTATGAGTCTCAAATCGAAGAAAAAGGTTATAAGAGAGGATTAAAAGACGGTAAAGTGCAAAGTAAAGAAGAAGAGGAAAAAACGCCTACTGAGGAAACTTCTGATGTGAATGAAGAAGAAAAGAAAATGTTAGAAGAACAATTACTTTCTGAAAATGCACAAATGGAAGAAGCACTTAACTCTCAACAAATACCAGATGAAGTCTTAGAAGAGTTATTAGCTTTAGCTCAACAAGACCCAGAGATGTTTAGAGAGATATTACAAAACTATCCACAATTAGCAGAGATGCTACAACAAGATATGCAAAATATGAATGGGGGAATGATTAATGAAGATATGTAAAATGAATTTACAAATGTTTGGTATGAACGATGATAGAGACTTCTTTACATCTGCTTTTAATGAAGCATATAGTATAACTGATAATACAGAAGCACCTTCTGAGCCAATAGAAGAGCCTGTAAGCGACTCTGTTGAGGAAGTTGAAGAAACACCTGTTGAAACAACTCCAGTGCCTTATAATCCAAATGACGATGAATTAAGAAGGTTGTATGAAGAGCGTTTTGGTAAAGAAGAAGAACCACAACAAGAAGCTAGTCCTGTGTATGATGAGGAAACTCAATCTGCACTTGATTTATATAAATATTTAGAACAAAACCCACATCTAGTTCAAGCTATGAGAAACGTAGATGTTGAAGGTTATAAAGAATTAAATAACTTTGTTCCAGACGAATTAACTAAGAAAGTTAAAGAGATGGAAGAGTTTATTGAAGAACAAAGATACAATAGTTATGTATCTGGACTTAAAAACAAGTATTCTGACTTTGATGAAGATAAGGTTTTAGAATATGCAGAAAAACACGATGTTTTAAACTTAGAAGTAGCTTATAAAGCTATGAAAGCAGATAATGTTAAAGAGCCAAATATGGAAGAGCTTAGAAAGCAAATCAAAGAAGAATTACTTAATGAACTTAAACAAAACTCCCTTGAGACACAATCAATAGTTGGTCAAATGTCCCAAAAGCCTATCAAACAGGATGATACTGTTAATCTGTCAAGTAGAGAGTCAAGGATAGCGAAAGCTATGGGGATGACACCTTCTGAATATGCCAAGTGGAGATAAAATAAATAAAACATAACACAACAAAGGAGCAAACAAAATGCCAAAATTAAAAATGAACTTACAAATGTTTGGTGCACAAACACCAGTAGACCCAACAACAACTAACACTCACGTGTCTGAAAACTTTGGTAAATTATTATACCCAGGTTTAAGAAAGATATTCTTCGAGACTTATGATGAGATACCAGAGCAATTCCCAAAAATATTCAACGTACAAACTTCTACTTCTGCAACTGAAACAGACCACGGAATGGGAGCATTTGGTGATTGGGAAGAAAGAACATCAGAAGTTAGCACAGTAGCATACGCTAAAATATCTGATGGTGGAGATGTTACTTACACTCACAAGGCTTTCACTAAAGGTTTTATGATAGGTAGAGAATTATACGATGACGAAAAATATGGTCAAATGAAGAAAATGGCTAAAGCACTTGCTAGAGCAGGTAGAGCTAAAGTTGAAAGAGACGCTATAACTGTTTTAACTAAAGGTTTCAAAGGAACAAGTGGTGCTTTCAAAGGTAGAGATGAAAAAGAGTTATTCCACGATGCTCATACATTAGTTGACTGTTCAAGTAAAACTTGTTCAAACTTAATAACAGGAGCTTTATCAAGAGAAACATTAAAAGAAGGATTAAAATTAATGAGAACTCAATTAGATGAAGCAGGTAACTTAATACAAATGAAAGCTACTAAGTTAATAATACCTCCTGCTTTAGAAGATGAAGCTAGAAGAATATTACACTCTACACAAGTATCTGGAACTGAATTAAATGATACAAACGAATACTTAAAGAGTGCAGGTCTTGAAATAGTAGTTCTTGACTACTTAGGAGAAGAAGCAGGTGGTTCTGATACTATGTGGTTCTTACAAGACGGTTCAAGACACGAATTAAACTTCTTCTGGAGAGTTAAGCCAGAGTTCAAAAACGAAGAAGATTTCGATACTTTCGTTGCTAAATACAGAGGGTATATGAGATATTCTTACGGTTTCTCTGATTGGAGAGGTATGGTAGGTTCTAAAGGTGAAGCTGAACTTTCATCAACAGGTAGAGCTTCTAAAAAATAATAAAAATATTTAAGGGGTAGGGAGTTAATCCCTACTCTTTTTTAAAGGAGTTGATTATATGATAGAAGATAGATATATGCGTATGTTTGAACTAATCATACAAAGACAAAACGCTATAATGGATATGTTAAGTTCTTTTATGCAAGTATACGCTAAAGACAATAATCACGCTATCGAAGATGTAAGAGAGGAGTGTGAGTACATAAATGACGTTGAAGGATTTGATAACTAGAGTTAGGCAATATACTCGAGATATTACGGGTTCACTGTTTACACAAGACGATATAATCGCATTTATAAATGAAGGTGTAGACAGAACTAGACGTTATAAATATTTTAAAGGTATGAAGTATTTAACATCTCTTTCTGATGAGCCAATACTTTTACCTAGCGAGTATCATCATTTACTTGCTATATATGGTGCTAGTAGATGTTTTACACAAGATGAACAAAACTACTTAGCTCAACAATTTATGAATGAATATGAGTACAAAACTTCTGAAATGGAACAACTTATAAACGACGGAGAGCTTATTATAGAAGGTTATGATGAGAGTAATAATAAGCCATTTGATGCGGTTAAAGATGTGTATTTCACAAAATTTGTATTAGGTGGTGAATAGTATGTTTAATAGCAAATCATTCATAAACAACTCTTCTGTTCCCTCATCACCTCAAAGAATAACTTTTACTGTTAAGAACTTTACAGGAGGACTTAATAATACATCTTCTCCTTCGAGACTTAACGACAATGAAAGCCCTAATCTGTTAAATGTACGTTTTAGAAAAGACGGTTTACTTGAAAAAAGAAGTGGTTTAACTAAATACACATTTCACAACCCTGCACATAACATAGAAGGTAAATTACGTAGATTATGGGTACTAAGACCAGAACCAGGAGTTGAGACTTTATTAATGCACGTTGATGAGAATTTTGTGTATGTTAGGTCTGATGGAACTCCAATATTTATACCGTGGGGACAAGATGGTGTATATAAACCTGTTAGTGGTGTTCAATTTATGGACAAGTTCTTCTTAGTTGATGGGGCAAATCACATAAGATTTTTCAAACTAGAAGATTTAGAAACTATGGACTTACCACGTATATACTTTATATCTACACCTCCTTATGAATATACTCCTAACCCTAAACCTGCCACAAAAGGGGAATGGAAAGAAGAACAATTTAGAGACCATAGGTGGAGAGCTTGGTATGAACCTTGCCAATACGAATTAGAGGATGGTTACAAAGGTACTAATATGCAAACTAACAAATGTAATATGCTTATAGTACATAAAGATAGACTTTATGCCACAGGTAATCCAGACGACCCTAATATGGTTTATATAAGTGATATACTTAATCCGTTTTACTTCCCTGCATCACTTCCTGTACAACTACCTCCTAATGGAGATAAGATAAATTGTATGAGAGTATTTGCCGACTCTATAATATTTGGTAGAGATAAAGATGTTTACGCTTTACATGGTAATACAAATAGAGATACAAGTGAGGCATATTCTCTTAAAAAGATAAATACACATACAGGTATAGTAAACGACCATTGTGCAGATGTGATACATAACTTTATGTTTTACGTAGGAACTGACGGTAACTGTTATAAACTTAAAACAACTAACTCTAGTGAGTTAATACTTGCTACACAACAACTTAATACAAAAGTTAATCTATTTGAAAAACCTATAAGTAAAAACATTTGGGATATACGTAATTGCCACACAGGTTACGATCCATATAATGGTGAATGGTGGATACAGTTAGGTGATTTGAGCCTTATATATAATTATCAATTAATGGCTTGGACTGTTTACTCTGGTACTGAAAACGTAATAATGTTTAACTATCACGATAAGTTTTTATTAGGTAGAGATAGAAGTGAAATAATGTATTTTGACGATAGTGTATGTTATGACTACGATTATGAATATCCAGAGTTAAAACTCCCTATACCTTGTTATTGGACTTCTAAAGACATAGATTTTGGTTCTCCTATACGTATTAAACAAATCAGAGATACATATGTTGTATCGGAAGTATACGATAATAAGCGTTGTGATGTGAGAGTTAAGTATGATATAGATTATGTTTCTGTTGAAAATGAAAACAGAATAGAAAGTGAAATAGCACTTTGGGACAAGGCTATTTGGGATAAGAGTAGATTTATAGCATCTAATATATCTCGTTCACTACCGATAATGGTTGGTAGACGTGGTAAAACATTTAAGATATGGATAGGTAATGGTTACAAGTTTAAAGACTATGTAACAGAGCTTCCACATCAACAAGAAACAGAGGTTGGTGATTTGTTTTACTGTAACGGTAAATTTTATGTAAGACAACCTAGAAACTATGAAACTAGAGAGTATTATAGAGAACTTGAAGAAGAAGAACTTTATCAACCAATGAGAATATATGAAATAAGTGGTCTGTACGAATTTAAAGGTTACAGATAACGGAAAGGATAACTATGAAAGAAAAAGAATTAAAAGAATTAAAGCTTACTAAAAACATCATCATACCTTTTCCTAACTTCCAACAAAACACTATAATATCTCCTACACAAATGAATGATAATTTTGAGGAGATAGAACACGCTTATAATACCCTTATAGATAACCATAATGGTGCGATAAATCGTTTAGAAGAAGCTATAAACTCTATCCCAGAAATTGAAGATTTAGTAGGTGTAAAAGGAGACAAGGGAGATAAAGGAGAACAAGGCGAACGTGGTGAGAAAGGTGAGAAGGGCGACAAAGGAGATAAGGGTGATAAAGGAGATAGAGGTGAACCAGGTATACAAGGTATACAGGGTGTAAAAGGAGACAGAGGAGATAAAGGCGATAAGGGTGAAGATGGTGTTATCATATTTGAAGAATTAACACCAGAACAAAAAGCTACTCTTAAAGGTGATAAGGGGGATAGAGGAGAACAAGGTTTACCAGGTGAAAAAGGCGAGAAGGGTGATAATGGTATAACTCCAAACATTAAGGTTGGTAAAGTTGTAACTCTTGAGCCAACTGAACAAGCAAATGTTGAGAGAGTTGGCACGTTAGAAAACCCAACATTCAATTTCTATATTCCAAGAGGTCTTGATGGAAGTGGTGAAGGCTCTGGCGATGGGCACACTCACTCTAATTTAAGTGCATTAAACTCTATAACTCAAGTTAAAATAAATGCGTGGGACGATAAAGCTCCTTCAAATCACTCACATACTGAATACGCTTCATCTAATCATACACATAATTATGCAAGTGCATCACATACTCACTCTGATTACGCTAACAAAACGCATACACATACTGATTATGCTAATAAAACACATACTCATAGTACAAGTGATATAAGTAATTTAAGTAGTTATGTTTCTAGTTTGATTACTGATGATATTTATATAAACTCATTAAAAAGCACTATTGATACACTTTCTTCTGAACTTACAAAAGTAAAGACAGATATTGAAGCGTTAAAAAGTAACTCTGGTAGTGCTAACATTCCTGTAACAGGCATTAATTGTTCTGAATGGGAAGTTAATTTACAAGTTGGACAAACAAGACAAATAATTGCAAGTGTTATTCCTTCAAGCGCCACAAACAAATTGATACATTGGTACTCTGATAATACTCTTGCTGTTGATGTTAGTTCAAATGGTTTAATAACGGCAAAAGGTGTTGGTTATTCAAAGGTTACTGCTACAACAGATGATGGTGGACACAAATATGATATTCGTGTTACTGTAGCTGCAAGTAGTGGTGGAGGAAGTGGAAGTACAACTACCTCTGGAATAAAAGTAGCACCTGAAAGTGTTTCAATAGAACGTGGTAAAACTGTTGACGTAACAATATCATTTGGAAGTGATGTTATAAACAAAAATATTGAGTGTATGAGTAGTAGTGGAGCTATTGCTAGTGTATCTGATTTAGGAAGTCATAGATACAGAATAACAGGAGTAGGTCAAGGACAAACTTCAATAAGATTTAGAACTTCTGATGGGAAATTTGAGGTTTCTTGTTCTGTAACAGTTACTGCATCTTCAAGTGGAGGTGGTGGTATTAGCCCAGAACCTTCTAATGAATATGCTAAATCTTGTACTTCTGAATACATCTTAGACAAAATGTACCCAATGGGTCAAGCACACGAAGCTATACCTAATGGTAATATAACAGGTTGGAAGCACAATAGTAGATGGGAAAACCAATATAGACCTACTGCTATGGCTCACAGTTGTGGTCAAAGTGGATGTCCAGGAACAGGTGCGTTTCAAGCACTAGGTTGTTGGTCTAATATATATAGAGTTGAAAAAACACCTTTTACTCAAAATACAGGTGTTGAGATGAAGGATATAAAAGTTTATGGTTGGTATAATGGAGCTTGGGAATTAGTTCAACATCTACCTGTACCAAATGGTAACTTTTACGCAGAGTCATTTAGTGGAGACAGTAATAGATATTTTGGAGATAGTGTTAAACAATCTAGCACATCAAAAACTATAATACTTAGAGAAACAAATAAGATTAATTCAGAAAACTGTATGTATCACCCATTTTCAAATATAAAGGCTTTTGATACTAAATACCAATATATTTATACTTGTATAGATTTGAGAAAAGTTAAGTGGGATGAAAATGGTATAGATGATAGAGATAGTACGCATTACTGTAGTAACTGTGGTGGAGATTGGTGGTTAAAAGAAGGATTAATGTTCCACGATAGTTGGCAACATAACAAAGGTGTATGTCAACCTAAGATGATAGAGATTACTAAAGAATGGAGAAGATTTAGTATGACTACTGTTCCGCAAGGTTGGAGTAATGGGTTCCCTAAATAAACATCGGGTGGCGTTAATTCGCCACTCGTGATACAATAAATATATATAATTAACAAAGAAAGGAAAAGTTATGCAAAATCAATATAACAATTATTTAAAGAGACAAAAACAACAACCTATAAATAATTTTAAAGAAAAAGTTAGAAACTCGTTAAATGGTAAAACTGTAAATAATACAACAATGCCTAACACGACTCAAGCTACAATACAAAATAAAGTAAAAGCTATGACTCCTACAACTGGTACGAGTACAAATACAACAGGTTCTGGGAGTGCTAGTGGCATCTCTACACCTGTACAAACACCTAATAATATAAATACTAAGCCAATTACTCCAAACGCTTCACAGACCCCTTTAAATGCGTCAGAAGGTACCCCTGTGATAACTACACCTGTTGAAGCAAATCAAACACAACCTACTAATGCCGAAGGAGTTGGTGGAGCAGGATTAATGAGTCTATCTGATGTGAATAGTGCGTTAGCAGTAACACCAGAAACTACAAGTGGATATAATGTTAATTCAAACGCTAGAACTATTGATGCAAGTGCAAACCAAAGAGGTTTAGTGTATAACCCATTAGACCCTAACGCAATAGTGCCAGGAACAGGTGGTATGACACAAGCAGAATACGAAGCAGAAGCAAAAAGAAAGTTAGATGCAGGTATAGCACTTGATAACCCAGAGTTATATAATAAATATACAAACCAATCTACGCCTTACAAACTAGCAGAACAAATACTTCAATCTCAAAAAGAACAAGCAAATAAAGGTTGGCAACTTCAAGAGCAGATGTTCCAACAACAACAAGAAGCATTAAAAAAACAACACGAACAATCTAAATTAGAGGCAGAGAACGCTTATAAACAATCTGTTGACACGTTAAATGAACAGAAATACAACCAAATGGAAGAGTTAAACGTATCTGGTACAAATCGTGGAATACAATACTCACCTCAACAATTAGGTTTAGAAAACGTAGCAAATATAAATCACAATAAGAATTTAGTAGAGACATCTAATAAACGTAATGAACTTCTTAATAAATTACAAATCGAAATGAACAACTCTTTAGCTCAATTAAATATGGGGCACTTACAAAACTACAATGATTACCAAAATAAATTAAATGGATACCAAACAGATTACTTTGAAAAGTTAATGAATTGGAATAGAGAAGATAATAAAACACAAGATAATCGTGATTGGGAACAAAAACTACTTGAAGAAAAACGTGCGTGGGAAGAAGCACAAGCACAAAAAGATAAAGAATTCCAACAAATGATGCAAGAGCTTCAAAACAAGTTTGATAAAGAACAACAAGATAGTCAAAACAATTGGCAATCTGGTGAAAACAAATTAGATAGAGACCACGATAAAGAAATGGCAGATAACTCAAGAAGCGGTGGTGGTGGATATTCAAGACGTGGATATTCTGGTTATTCAAGAAGTTATAACCCTTATTCAAGAGGTTATTATGGTGGTTATCAAAACTATGACGGTGGAGAAATAAGTGCAGATACACTTAATGACGAGATAACACAACAAGCAGTAGACAACAAATTTAAACAACTTTCAACTGATGTGTATAACGCAGTAGATACAGGTGGGGTTTATGATTTAATGGAAAGAGCAAGTATATATAACGACTCTGTTTCACCTATGTATAACAGTTATTACGGACTTAATAAAACAGTTGATGAGAGATTAAACAATACTAGAGAAACTGCATTAAAACACCTTATAAACAAATCAGTAGCAAGAAGTACGAATGGTGCTTATAACATAGGAGATACTGTGTATCAACATAAATCGCCATTAAGAAAAGATTATATAGATAAAGTAAAGAAAACTCAAGAAGGAACTAAAGCTAAAGTTATGAATAGATTTTCTAATGATAATTTCGCTAAAATGAAACAAAACCATAAAGCAAATGTAGAAAGCATACATAACGATATTATGAAAGGTTCTAAGAATAAAAATTCCAAAAATAAAACTTCTAAACAAAAAGAGAAAAATACTAAAAAACAAGAAAAAGCTAAAGCACAACAAAAGAAACGTGTTGAAATTAATAAAAGTTTTGGTGCTAAAAACCAAGCGTACATCAAAAAGCAAATGGCAGAAAAGAAAAAACAACAAGAGAAAACTAAGAAGTTTAAAGATAAAGTTAAAAAGACAGTAAAGAAAATATTTAAGAAAAAATAATTGAAAGGAGATTTTTATGAGTTCTAAAAAGAAAAAGTTTGAACAACAAATTCAACAAAACAAGATAAATAGAGTTACTAATAAAAACACAAAGTACAATAAAAAAATGTCCAAATCAGACGAGAACTACATAAAAGGTAACTACACTAAATCAGTTAATCAAACAGTTTATGGTGTTAAGAAAAATTTAGCAGAAGGTCAAAAAGTACACGGTTATGGCGATGATTATATAGATACTAAAGGGATGAAAAGAAGTAGATATGTAAAGAAACAAAACGGTGAAAATCCATACGAAGCAAAATACGCCTACCAAACAGGAAAGCCCAAGTATGTAAAAGGTAGTACAAAAGCAGACGGAACTAAATATGATGGGTTTTACAGTAATAAAAGACTTCTTAAAGATTATGAAAAAGAAAGTTATAAAAACACAGGTACACTAAATAACAAAGAATATATGCCTAAACAAAAGTACGCATTGATGAGTTCTCACAAATGGGATAATGCAGAAAAGTTTAGCGACCACTTAAACACTAAAGTTTGGGACGGTATTGAAACTGCTAAAGCAAATCAACGTAAAGGAAAACACTTAAGTAATGCTTTAGAGTTAGTAAAGGGTGGGGCAAAAGACGTTATACTTGACCCTGCTATGGATTTTGTTAAAACTCTTGGAGCTATTGGTGGTTATACTACATCTGGTATAGCAGGTTTAAAAACTGATTTAGATAACTCTATATCTGCACTTACCGATACAAAACGTACTTTAAAAGATTACACAGGTGGTAAAAGTGCTTTCGTTGAAAATATAAAAGATAATAAAAAATCTCTTGATAAAACTGGTTTTGGTCTTGATTTTGCTCATTACTTTAAAAAAGATAAAGAACGTGCAGACAAATTAATAGAGCAAGAATTTAAAGACAAAGGTAAAACTGATGAGTTAAACAAGTTTAAGAAATTTAATAAAGATAATGAAAAATTAATACAAAACTCTCTTAACGTAGCAGGGTTTGTATCAGATATAATAATGCCTACTCCAATCGAAGATAAGATGGTTGGTGTGGTAAAGGGGCTTAGCAAAAACAGTATCAAATCATTCAAAGAACTTAAAAACGGTACTGCAAATTTAGCAACAGGTATTGTACCAGAAGAAACTGCTAAACTTATGGCTAACTCTAAAAAGTACGCAAGTAAAGGTAGTAAAGTAACAGGAGCTTCTGATGATGTGTTTTATTCTGGTAAAAAAGGTAAATCTGCTACTGATAAACTATTAGATGATGATTACAGAAAAACTATATTAAAAGAAACTTTAAAAGAGAATAAAAACACGTCTAAAATATCTAGGTTTTTAAGTAGAATAGACACTAAGAATGTTTCTAGGTATTCAAACGAGATGGATAAAGTATCTGATATAGCTTCTGATGTTATTAAGAATAAGAAAAACGCAACTATAAATAGTATTTCAAAATATGAACCTGTTTCTTTTAATCATATTAATGATGATGTTAAAAACGTAATAAAAGACCCAGAGATTAAAAAGTATGGTTATGATAAAGGTAATAGATATTACAATGATTATGACGCAGAGTTTTTTAAAGAAGTGGATCGTTGGCAAAACATCTTAGATAAAGACCCAGATAATCGTTTAAAAAACATAGAGCGTATGAAAAAATACAATAAAGAAGTTTACAATTATATGCAACAATCTGTTGATGATAGTATTGGCTCTTTTGACGCAGAGAAGTTTTTAAGTGATTTGAAAAAGAAGAATGAAATACCTCAAAACGTATCTAAATCTCCAAAACTTACTCATAGTAAAGAACATTACAAAGATAATAAGCATTGGGTTGGTTTTGGGGAAGAAGTAAATAATACTTTTGACGCATCTATAAAAGACATAGAGAACATCAATAAAACATACAATAAATTCAACAAAAATGTTATTGAAGCCAAAATAAACAATACGGAACTTACAAAAGTGCCTGGTAAAATCAAACAAGGTAGAAAATCTCTTAATAGTAAGGTTGATAGAAAAAGTATTAAAAACATTGTAAATCACGATAATGTAAATACTGAAATCGCTATTGAAAAATTAATTAATATAATGGAAGGGTCTACACCAAAAACAATAGCAAACAACTCTGCACGTAAATTTGAGTTTGGTAAAGATGTTAGCTCCTTATCACAAAATATATTAGACGGTAAATTTGATGTTGATAACTTTAAGAAAATAAAAGACACTATTGTTGGTACTAATGCAACAAAAGCTCAAAAGATAGATTATATAAACAATACTTTATTTGGTGGTAAGAAAGTTTTAACAAGAAGTGCTACTAAAAATTCTATTGACGATTTTCTTAATTCTATTGATGAGATAAATGAAGTTAAAAAGGTTATAGACAACTTCTATGAAACAGGTGAATATCTTCCTGTATCACTTTCTAAATCTACTAGAGAGTTCTTAGGAATACCTAACAACAAACAACTTAAAATAACTGATAAAAATTTCGCAGGTAAAAACATTGATAATCCAGAGGATATTGTAACAGAACTTACAAATACTTTAATAAATAAATCTGGTAGCTTAACTGATGCGAGATATTGGGAAAAGCAACAATTACTTGCAAATAAGTATGGTTATAAAAAGGTTCAATATGTTAAAGATGAACTTGATGAAATAACTAAAACTCTTAAATCTTTAGATAAAAAACAAACTACACCAGATGTACTTGCACAAAAACAAGAGTTATCTATGAGAAGAAAACAACTTAAAGAACTTTTAGATAATAGACAACAAGATTGGGACGGTATATTAAAGAGTATGAATGAGGCTACTTTTGACGATTATATTGCAAAAGAACACCCAGACATAATGAGTAAGATAGATTTTTATAAACAAAAGAATACAAACCCTAACTCGTTTAATGTCGAGAAGATATCTAATCAGAATAATGTCAACAGAGTGTTTGACGAGTTACTTGGTGAAACTGCAAATGCTAACAAAGGTAAAAGAATGAACTATGCAGATTTCGTAAAAGAGCAATATGAAACAATGACTTTAAAGGATAAAGCACTTAACAACAAACAGTGGCAAGACGAGTTAAAGAGACGTTGGCAAGATTATAATTTAGAACTTAACGGAGCAGTTGATGAGAGAAACATAGAATACCTTCGTGGCGAAAAAATGCGTAACCAAATCAGAGATGGAGCTTCATCTGTTAAAAACAATAATGTTGGTCAAAACTCTAGGGCAAGACAAGAAATGCTTGATGAAGTTGGAGAACACGTAGCACCAAAATACACAACACAAGAACTGCATAAGCAAAGGTATGATAAAAAAATACTTAATCATCAAATAGATAACATAAGAAAAACATATGACCTACCAAAACCTAAAGTAAACGCAAAGATAAAACTTCAAAAAGGACAAAAATTAAAAGATTTACCTCCTGTTAAAGAAAACCTAACAAACCTTAGAAAAACTATTCAAAAAGAGATAAAGTATATGTTTGAGAACCCAGATAAGTACAAAGAGTTTGAAGGAGCTTTCAAGCAAGTAAAACTTGATTATGTTAATTCGTTAAGAAGTATAGGTGTACCAGATGATAAATACTTCCATAAAGTAGTTGCACTTCAAGATGAGTTAAAAGGTAAGATGAATGACATATTAAAAGGTGGTACAAAAAATACTCCACTTTTAAAAATGGAACTTCAAAAACTAGCAAGTAGAGTTGATGAAACATTTAAAGGTTTTGATGATGTTGTGCTTGATAAAATAGATAACGTAAATATAAAAACTTTTGATGACGTAGTAACCGATCTTAATAAAACTGACAATCCATTTGATAAATTACTTAACGATAATCCATTTGATGCACTTGATGATTTTGATGAAGATGCACTTATGAATGGTGATGTTTTACCTAATAATAACGATGAAGTTGTTACAATTAGTGATTTCTTCAAAAAATTAGATGAAAACAAAGTTGATGATAAACCTATCAAAGAAATGACTAGAGATAAAAAACCAATCCCAAGCCCTAGTGATTTGATTAATTTAGGTATGAGTAAAGACGAAGCATTTGAAGCTATTAATAAAATGATGAGTGGTGAAATGGAGATACCAGACCTAAAATATGAGAAAAAGGTTGGTAGAGGTGGTTACACTAGATATGAAAGAAAAGGTATTGATTTAAGTAACCCTTCTGACGATATAGTTAGAAAGCCTTTAGATTATTCACAAGTACCTAGAACGCAAAAAGAACTTGACGTTATTAATAGAGATAATGCTATTAGAGAACGTAAAAGAATTGGTAATGTTGATAAAATAGAGTTTGAACTTGATACTACTCCACTTCCTAAATTAACAGAGCCTAATGCACCTAATATGTCTAATTATGATAACAAATATTTACAATCAGTATTAAAAAACGGTACAAACGAAGAGAAACGTATAGCAAGAAGGTTACTTAAAAACAGAGGTGTTGACGTTCCAAAACAAAATACACCTTTAACAAAACTTGCAAATGAAACCGTTGAAGAAGCTCCTGTTAAGTTTGAAGATTTCTTAAAAGAGAAAAATGTTGGTATTGATGATGTTGTTGAACAATTCGCAAAAGGTGAAGAAGAGATATATGGTAGAGCACTAACAAAAGGTGAAATAAAAGCAAATCAACAAAAACTTGAAAAGCCTAAATATAAAGATAACGAACTTTACGATATGTACAAGAGTTGGTTAAACTCTTATAAAAAAGGACTTACAGTATATAACCCAGGTTGGCACGTACAAAATTTCTTCCAAAACAAAGGACAAAACTATCTTGCACTTGGAGCAGACGCTTTACTACCTCAAACAGAAGCTAGAAACATACTTAAACAAATCAATGGTAAAGGTGGTAAAGGTGGCGTTGTAAAGAACGTAAAAACTAATCAAACATATAGTTATGATGAGATAGGAAAACTTGCACAAGAATTAGGTGTAGTTGACGGTCTTGGAGAAGATGTAAGAAATGCTAGAGGTATATTCCCTAGACTTGAAAAACAAATAGATAACTCACCTATTATGAAATGGTTAGAAACTAACGAACAAACTGCACGTCTAAATCACTTCGTAAAACAAATCGAAAGAGGTATGTCTCCAGATGATGCTTCTAAATCTGTAAACAAATACTTATTTGATTATAGTAAGAAAAATAAAGTTGACGATTTTGTGGGAGATTTTGTAGACCCATTCTGGACATTCCATAAAAACAACGCAAGACTTATGTATGGTTCGATGTTTGAGCACCCAGGTAAGATAAACTCTATAATAAGAGGTACTGAAGGTTTAGAAAATGGTATACCAGAAGAACAACGCCAAAACGAAGAGTTTAAATATGGAAAAATACAAAAACCTTATGCAAATCTTACTGATAGTGTAAATGGAGACCAATACAACTATTTATATAAACAAAATATGTTCCCAGATGTTGAGGACGCTATACCATTTGAAAGAGATGATATAGAAAATAAAATGAACCCAATACTTCGTATGTTAATGCAACAATCACGTGGAGAAGGTAATTTTGGTAACAAGATAGTTGAAGAAGGTGAAAAACCAGGGTGGAATGAAATAACTAAAGAACAAAGAGTGAAAGAAGTTCTTATGGATTTAAACCCATTTATGCCAAACTTAGTTAAAACATTAGATAGTGAAAAGAATAGACAACAAAAAACAGATGAAGGTAAACAAAGTCAAGAAATTACAGATAAACAAATACTTATGGATTGGATAAATTATATAACAGGTAATAAGGGGAATTGGTACAGAAATTTAGACTTATAAAGGGGTGAGAAAGTGGAGCTTAATATGCAACTTATAAATGAAATAGTAAATAGCCCTAGTGCTTATTTATCACTGTTTATATTGTTATTAGGGTATGTATTATACTCTTCTCAAACAAGAGAAAAAGAGATGAGAGAACAATTAGATAAAACCGTACCTGTTCTTGAAAAAATATTAATACGTTTAGATGTAATCGAAGATAAATTAGAAAGGTAATGATGTGTATGGATAAAATTATAAAACACAAAAACGCATATATTGATGCCTTTAAAAAAGGGGTAACAGGGGTTGAGAACAATGTTCTTTACCCTAATGTTGACTCTACTTCTCCATATTATACAGAACTTAATGAAGAACAAGAAGTTAGTTCGTTTGCATATGAAGTAGGGAAAACTTTAAAAGGTAATATTGGTGGTTCTGGTGGTGGAGATAATAGTGGTACAACTATACCAAATCATAACCACGATGATAGGTATGCAAAAATAGTTCACGACCACGATGGTAGATATTATACTAAAATTCAAATTGATGAGTGGAGAGATAGACTTATAAATGGTGATTTGTTATTCAACAAGATAAATTCAAATCATATACAAGCAGGTACTGTCGTAGCAGGTAGTACAATAATAGCAAATGGTGCAATAGGTGATGCTCAAATCAACAAAGTAAGTGCAGATAAACTTGATGCAGGAGTTGTTGACACATCAAAAGTAACAATATCTGGTGCTAATGGTAATTTAAAACTTAGAGGTAATAGACTTCAAGTATTTGAAGGCATAGGGTCTAAACAATTTGAAAGAGTATCTTTGGGTGATGTGAATGATGACGGTACTGTATATGGTCTTAGAGTACGTGGTGCAGACGGTCAAACTATATTGTATGATGAGAATGGAGTATATCGTGAAGGTATAACTGACGGTTCTATAAACAATGACAAAATAGCAGGAGATGCTAATATAGATGGTGGTAAACTTAATATACACTCTGTTATAGATAATATAAATAAAGATGGTACAGGTACAATACACGGTACTAAAATAGATATAGACGGAGAGAGTGTAACATCTAAAATATTTAATATCGAACTTAACCAAGATGAACAATCTGAAACAATAGAAAGACAACAATCAGAAATAGACCAAAATAAAGAACAAATAAAACTTAAAGTAAGTAACCAAAAGTACACGGAAGATATGGCATCTATGACAAGCAAGTTAGAAAAAGCCGAGTCTGACATAGAGATTTTAAACGAAGGTATAAAACTTACTGCAAGTAAAACAGAAGTACAAAATCAAATCAACAATCTTAAAGATTTCGTATCAGGAGAATTAGGTGATATAAGTGTTGGTGGAACTAACTATTTAAACAACTCTGCACCTCGTAAAGCTATTGTTGATGATTTAATAACGTGGGATAGAACATTAAACGGTACTCGTAGATTAACTTATTGGCAAGATTATAATGATAGTGTAGAAAACCCACAGATAGGTTATCATCCACACATAGATTTAGAAACCTTCCATTTCCCTTGTATAGCCCTTATAAACCGTAATGCGAAGTTTAGTATGGCTAATAGAGAGTTAAGCCTTAGACAGGAAATAAATAATGAAGAAAATATTATAATACCTAATGAACAATACGTAATATCTTTTGATGCGTATTCTGATACAAACTTATTTAGTTTCCGTGGAGGACTTTATCATAAAAACGTAGAAAGTAATAATTATGGCTATCATAGTGGAAGAATGGATATAACCATAGAAGAGGAATATGTAGGTATCTGGAAAAGGTATAGTTATTCGTTTACAACTCATAAAGGAATAGACACATCAGAGCCTATCTATTTTGTTATTAACGGTCATAACAATCCAGAGGGTAGTGGTTATATAAAAAATATAAAATTAGAGAAAGGGCATATCGTATCTCAATGGACTCCTTCACAAACCGACTCTAATGATAGTTTAAATGATGTTGTAAATGATATGAAAGATTTTGTAAATAAATCTATATCTGAATACAATACAAGTATAGATGTTAGATTTGATGGTATAACTCAAAGCGTATCTAAGATAGATAAAACTGTTAATGGTGTTAAAAATGATTTAAGTAACTTAGAGATAGGTGCTAGAAATTTAGTTAAAAACTCTGCATTTATTGACGGTAAAAATAATTGGATATTAGGTGCTAATGTAATTATTGATACAACTAAAACTTTTAATGGACATCCATCTTGTAAAAGTTCACAAAAAGGACTTGCAAGTAGTGGTTACAGAGGGTGTGAGAACTATAACCTACCTAATAAAAACTGCTTATCTATGAAAAAAGGAGATACTTATACTGTAAGTTGTTGGTATTATGTTGAAGATAGAAACACTTTTAATGGAGCACTTGCCCTAGAATGTAAAGGTAAGTTAGATAATAATACTTCTAACTCAACTATAATGCGTGTTAGTGTCGATAAAACTACTATGGTTGAAGGTCAATGGACTAAGATGTTTAAAACAATTACTGTTGATAAAGATTATAGTAATGTGTGTGTCAGAGCGTGGGTAGGTAGAGATGGTACTGCTTGGTTTACTGATTTTAAACTTGAAAAAGGTAATAAATCTACTGATTGGTCTCCTGCACCAGATGATATGAAAGATTATGTAGATGAAATTATAACTAATCAAAATGCAAGTATAGATATTAAATTTGATAGTATAACAAATAGAGTAGAGTCTACTGAACAAACTGTTGATGGTGTCAATCAAAAATATACAGAACTTAAACAAACTGTTGATAGCTTTAATTTTACAGGTTTAGTTAAGTTTGAAGATTTATCTAAACTTGGTGGCACTATTATAAATGGTGGTAATATAGACACAACTAATCTTCGTGTAAAAGGTGAGTTGATAAGTGGTCAGATAAATGGTGTAGGTGGTATAAAATTTGCTCAAGGTGCAATTATATCTTCTTATGACTCTCATGTTGGAGGATATAAAGGCATACAAATATCTGCTCCTAGCATCAAACTTGGTGATAAAGTAGACATACATAGTGCTATAATGTATGGTGATGTTATTGGTAAAAATAATACTAGCTCTGGTACTACAACTTGGACTATGAGTAGTACAGGTGCTTTGAGTTGTGCTAGTGCTACTTTAAGTGGAACTTTGAATGTAAGTAATGGTGCTATTTATGGTATGAACAATCTTGCATTAGCAAGAGGTTCACTATATGTACCTATCTTTGAAACAAATATTACTTGTGATTATATAAGAGGTGGAAACTCTTCTATAGCATTTACAGATACAGGTCCAATACACTTTATATATAATGGATTGAGAAGTTCATTTATTGCAGGAGGAGTAATATTTTTACCGCATGGTGGGAATGTAAATTGCGACCACTTTAGATTAGGATCAGGAATTATGGCATCTCCTTCTAGTGGTAGTTTTCACTTTTTAACTGCCAATGGAGCTACTTCACCACTATATGCAGGAATATTATATTCGGCAACTAGAATGTCTTTAAATGAACCTATGGTTATATCAAACAATTCTGTTTTTGATAAGATAAATAGTATAGATGTAATTGAAACTAAAAATGGATTAAGATTATATAACCCTACACAAACTACAAAAGCCATAGACAAATCAACCGAAGTTGTAAAGACTGAATATGATGAGGATAAAAACGAAATAAATACGAGTATAGATTATACATCTGCAATTTCTACACTATGGAAAGCAGTACAAGAATTAAAGCAAGAAAATGAAGAACTTAAAAAACTTATAAAAGGAGAGATTTAATATGAAAATAGGAATAGATATGGGTCATACATTAAGTGGAGAAGGAACGGGTTCTCAAGGTTGTGGTTACAAGGAGCAAAACTTAACTAGAGAACTTGGTAAAATAGTAATAGAAATGCTTAAAAAAGAAGGTCATACTATTTACGATTGTACAGTAGACAAATCAAGTAACAATGCTCAGCAACTTATAGATAGAGTTAATAAAGCTAATAAACAACCACTAGATTTATTCGTATCAATACACTTTAACGCTTGTGTTAATGATGTGAAGGGTGATGGTCGTACAACAGGTACAGAAGTACTTTTACACTCTATGTCAAGTAAAGCGAAACCTTACGCAGAAAGAATAGTAAAGAAAATCGCAAATGTAGGTCTTAAAAATAGAGGAGTTAAAACACATAACGCATATGTACTTAAACACACTAAAGCACCTGCATTATTAATAGAGACTTGCTTTATAGATGATAGAGATGATATGAATGTATACTTAAAAAGCCCTAGAAAGGTCGCTAAAGCGATTGTAGAAGGTATATTAGATAAAACTATAACTGACGTTGTTGAAACGCCTAAGAATGGCTTCTATCGTGTTTTAGTGGGTAGTTATAAGGATAAAAATAACGCTATTAAAAGACAAGAAGAACTTAAATCAAAAGGTATAGAAGCATCGTTAATATACTTCCAAGAATAGAATAAAAAAAGAGACGAGTAGTTGGGTACTCGTCTTTTTGTTCTGAACTTATATATAGTTTTAATGTTTTAATGTGTTGATATTATTTGAAAAATTACGTTGGTGTCTTGGTAGTTTATACACGTACCGAGGTGTTTGTCTACTCGTTCACGATTTACGCTATTTGAGTTACACCAACATTTTAAATACTACATTTGATAAAAATTATTTTACAAAATGACTATTAATGATAATAAACTATTAATGATAATAAAATGTTATTTTTAAAAATTATATTTGGTCTTACGACCATTGGCAAGAGTGGCAAGAATTGAACTCACATCTACGGTTTTGGAGACCGTTGTGTTACCATTACACCACACTCCTATATAAAAGAGGTAAAAACCTCTGTTGACGTGGAATATAATTTCAAAGTGCGTTGTTTCGACCCAACGCACTTATCTGAAAGGAGGTAAATGTTTGAATTTTGTCTTTAAATCAGTTAGAAGTGATAAATCCATTTAACATTACAGAAACAATAGTTTTACTTTAAAAAAAAATATAATCGCTAATAAGGAGGTGCAACAACATACGATTAAATGTTATTACAGTATTAATTATATACGTTCTTTTCTCCTATGTCAATATTTTCCAAGTAAAAAGTACACAAAAAAACTCTGTTTTTTATCAAATCAACAGAGAATTATTTATTTCTTCTATAATAATGTATTAAACACATATTTAGGGAGTTTGCTACACTTATTATATCGCACGATATAGAGTGTACTTCTTCGTTTGTATAATCGTCTTTATTACGTTCTTTTAACTCCTTTACTAACAAATCAATATCATTAACTAAATCCTCATATCTCGTAAAACTAAACTTATTCATTACTTTTCTCCTTTTTATTTTTAAATCTTTGATTTGAAAATGACCCAGTGTCAACGCTCTGTGCGTGTATACGCATAGTTATACTTAAAACCTTTCTAAACAACTTCGTTGTTGTAAACTCGATAAACTCGTTTACAGGGAATGAAGTATTGAGTTAAGTTTGTTACACGTTATTAACACGTTTCTTAACCCCCTACCCCCAAATACATTATAGCATAGGTTTTTTGTCCACATATGTTATCCACAGAGTTATCCACAGATATTAACAACTTATCCACAGGTTTTGGATAACATAAAAAAGTGCTACACACGTTGCAATTACTTGTGTGTAGCTTTGTCGAAAAAA